GTGTGTGGGCCAAACGAGGGGAAGCTGCGTTCGGACGGCTGGACGGTTGACTGGCCCCCAGCACACGTCAACTGCCGTTGCTGGGTAACGCACGAGTGGGTGACATGACATACGGCATTCAGATTGACGGCCTAGACCGCATTGAGCGCAAGCTGAACACACTGGCAAACGCCGAATATATGAAGGGCGCGATGACGGCTGCCGTGAGTCACATCAAAGACGGGATAGCGGAGTATCCGCCATCCACGGCGGCCAACACGCCATATCAACGACGATGGTATGAGCGCAACTGGGGCAGCAAGTGGATGCGGGCGGACGGGACGGTGGCTGGGCGCAAGTCGTCAGAAATGCTAGGCAAGAGCTGGACGACGCGCGTGCGCGATAGGGGATTGACGGGCGTTGTGGGCACCAAGGTCAGCTACGCGCCATTCGTGCAAGACAAGACACGGCAAGCGCGCTTCCATGCGGCGCGAGGCTGGAAAACGGTGCAAGACGTGATTCGAGAGCGCAAAGCCCGCGTGGTAAAAGGAATTCAAAGGGCCATAGCCGAGCTTTGGAGTAGGGGGTAGCTAGGGTTTGGAGAACCTTTACAAGACGCTGGCAGAGTATGTGGACTGGCCTGAGCGCCTTGTCCGCACGCGCTGCCGATACGCGGGCTTTGAGCTGGCGTGGCAGTGGCAGCGATACGATGAGCCGCTGGCGTTTTACCAAGAGACGGACCTATACATCTTTGATCTGACACGTTACCAGATGCAACACCGGCGCGAGGGAGTTCACGCTTGGCTGAGAGACCAGATTCGAGAGCACGACTGGCATACGGTCCTAGATTTTGGCGGCGGCATTGCAGAGTGGGCGCTAATCGCCGCCCGCGAGGGTTGCGCCGCATGGTATCACGACCTGCTTGGCAGCGTGACGTGGGCATACGCCATGTGGCGGCTAGGGCGGGAAGATGCAGGCGCGCGCGTCGTGGCAGAACCCGATGCGGAGGCGGCACTGGCGCGTGACTATGATGCGATCTTTGCCATGGACATTTTCGAGCACCTAGAGGACCCGCAACCTGTGGTTGACGCGATAGCAGAGCACACCGAATGGCTGATAGCGAACCCGGCACACGTGCTGTACAGCGAGGAATTCCCACAGCACATCTCGCGCTATCAGCTAGAGCCAGCGTTTGAGCACGTCGATGGATACCTGTGGAGGCGCGCAAGTGAGTGAGATGGAACGCATCAAGGCAGCCGAGCTAGACGGCGACTGGACGCTAGACGTCCTGGGCAACCCATACGGCGGCCCAGAGGACGGGCGCGACGTCCAGGGCGAGTTCTTTGCGCCAGACACGCGCTTTCACGAGGACAAGTGGCCGTTGCCGCCTGCCGTCTACTATCACGGGCTAACGGGCGACGGCACCCCAGCGGGTGAGCCGCAATACATCGGGCGCACCATCAAACGCTGGGTTGACGACATGGGCGTTTGGTATCGCGTGGTGCTAGACAAGGCAAACGAGTGGGCGCAGCGGGTGTGGGATGGTGCCAAACGCGGCATCGCGCGGGCCAGCACTGGCAGCGCGTCACACCTCGTGCGCACAGACGACGACGGGCATATCAGAGAATGGCCCGTCGTCGAGCTGAGCATTTTTGACGCCGTAGGCCAGCGGCAACCTGCCAACGCCTACGCTGTGGCGGTGCCGGTGACCAAGAGCGTGTGGCAACGGGCGGGCATAGACCTACCCGATGACATAGATAATCCGGCGACTCACGAGGCCGAGCCAGAGGAGTCCGCTGCAAAGCGTGACTCGGCATCGGCAGGGGAGCCACCGCGAACCGATACGACCGAGCAACCAGGAGAGACAGAGATGAGTGAGATTGATGTAGATGCCAAGGTCCAGGAAGCGGTCAAGGCCGCACTGGACGCGGAGCGTGAGCGGCAAGAGGCCGAGCGCGCCGAGGCAGAGAAGATCGAGAAGGCGCAGGCGGAGGCCGTAGCTGCCGCCAAAGCCGAGTGGGAGAAAGAGGCGGCAACGGGCCGCCGGTTGCCGATGGGCGATGCGCCCTACGTCACCAAGTTCAATGACCAGAGATACGATCATCTTGAAGCGGCTGACATGGCCGTGATGATCGGCGTGCTCAAGGCCAACGGCAAGCCCGTGAGCGAGCGGGCGTACCAGAGCTTGGCGCTCAAGTGCCAGGAAGCCAAAGACGACGCCCCCAGCCAGGAGGCGCTCAAGGCGCTGTACAGGCGAACGGGCAAGGCGCTCAAGAGCGACGAGATCATGCAGCAGGACCTGAGCAACTATGGCGACGATTGGGTAGGCGTCCAGTACAGCAACCAGCTTTGGGAGAAAATCCGCGCCGACTCGTGGGTTGTGGACCGCATCCCGAAAATCGAGGTGCCAGCGGGTCACGAGTCTATCACGATCCCGCTCGAATCCACGGACCCGACCTACTACAAAGTGGCCGAGGCCGAGGACACGGCAACCAGCGGATGGCCCAACACGACGATCACTAGCTCGCAGGCGGGCACGGGCAACCAAAGCCTGAGCCTTGCCAAGATGGGCGCTAGGGTGCTGTGGTCTGGCGAGATGGAAGAGGATTCGCTTGTGCGGTTCGTGCCGCAGTTGCGGATGCAACTCCAGCGCGCCGGGGCCGAGCAGCTAGAGCACGTCGTGATCGACGGCGACACCACGACTAGCGGCACCACCAACATCAATGACATCGCCGGCACGCCCGGCGGCACCGAGAGCTACCTGCTAGTCAACGGCTTCCGCAAGCTCGCGCTGGTCACCAACACGGCCAACAGCCGCGATGCCAGCACACTGACGGAAGACGACTACCTAGAGACGGTGAAACTCTTGGGCGGCGCGGGTAAAAACGCGCTTGCCAAGGACCGCGTCACGCTGATCCCGGACCTGAATACCTACTGGAAGAGCTTGGCGTTGGCCGCGCTCAAAACGGAGGACGTCTGGCAGCAGGCGACTCTGCGCGACGGCGAGCTGGCGCGCATGTGGGGCTTTGAGGTACGGCCATCGGCGTTTATGCACTTCGACCCGACGGGCACGATCACGGGTGCCTATGAGCTGAAAGCCAACAGCGACGGCAAACTAGACCTCGACACGACCACGAACAACAGCACCGGCGCTATCCTGGCGGTACGCTGGGATCAGTGGCTGTTCGGCTGGCGGCGACGCATGACGCTAGAGACGACCCGCATCCCGCGAGCGGACACAACCGAGATTGTGGCGCTTATGCGGTTCGGGTTGATCTACCGTGACACGGACGCCTCCGCCATCAGCTACGACGTGACGCTGTAACGATAGCGATAGCAATGGGGAGCCGGTGGGCATAGGCTGACCGGCTCCCGACCAGACTCGGCGGGGTGCTCCGCCCGTCGAGGAAGGGAGATTGGAGCATAACATGGCACAGACGACTTATTTGGCCCGCAAGGACGAAGACGCCGATTTTGCAGCGCTGACGTGTGACTCGCTAGAGGTGAACACCGTCACGATTGACGCGGGCGCTATCACGATGGCCGACGGCGAGAAGCTCACCATCGGCACCGGCAGCGACGTAACGGTAGAGTGGGACAGCACCAACCTGATCGTAGCGGCCGCCGCCGACGATAGCCTGATCGAGATTGGCGACTCAGCGGCTACGCAGAAGAGTTTCGACGTCAAGCTCTACGGCGAGGCCGCCAATGGCGCTGACTATCTCTACTTCGACGCCTCTGCCAACCTGCTTTACACCACCGACGTAGACGTACAGTTCAAAGACAACGACTATCTCGTTTTCGGTAGCGGTTCTGGCGCGACGGGTGACGTCAATATCCACTGGGACACGACGAACCTGATTGTGGCAGCGGTAGCCGACGACACGGTTATCGAGATCGGCGACTCTGCCGAGACACAGCTTTCCTTCGACCTGAAATGGTATGGCGGGACGGCCAGTGGCGCTAGCTACCTATACGCCGATGCAAGCGCGAACCTGCTGTACACCACGGGCGTGGACCTGCAGTTCAAAGACGATGACTACCTAGTTTTCGGCTCTGGCAGCGACGGCACGGGCGACGTGAATGTCCACTGGGATACCACCAACCTAATCGTAGCGGCCACGGCTGACGACACGCTCATCGAGATTGGTGACTCGGCGGCTACGCAGCTTTCGTTCGACGTCAAAATCTATGGCGACGCGGCCAACGGTGCGGACTACCTGCTCTGGGACGCGAGCGCAAGCAGGCTCAAATTCGCGGGCGCGATGGTGGGGTCCAACACTGAGACGAGCACCACACTGGACTTTGCCAACTGGATACCCATCGAGGTCGACATTGGCGGTACGACTCACTATATCGTTGCAGCGCAGACGGTTGGCGCTACTGCCTAACGACGGAATGTGATAGTGGGGGCGGTGTAGGAGCCGCCCCCAACCCAAGGCGGGAGGGGAGTATGGACCGAGAGAAACTAGAGGCGCGGCGCGACCAGCTACGCGCCGAACGCGAGAAGGCGTTGGCCGTCGTGCATCGCATCAATGGCGCGCTAGCGTTGCTAGGCGAGTTGCTAGACGAGATGGATGCGGCACCCGACTCAGAACCCGCGCCTGACGAGGAGACCTAATGGCGAAAGAAAAGATCATCTGGTACGACGACAGTGAGAACGCGCTAGTCGATACGACGGTAGGCGCGATCAAGGTTCTGTCTGGCGCAGCGTCGGCAGTCGTGACGGCTACACCCACGATCACGGCGGGAGCGTACAGCGCCGCAGACGCCTTGGGCGGCAAATTGACGTTCGCCAGCGCCGTTCGCGTCTCTGGCGGTAGCGGCGTGATCTATGGCGTGGTTATCACAGACGCCGCTAAGCAGGACGCCGAGATCGAGATTGTGCTCTTCGACCGGGACTTTACCGCCACGAATGACAACGCCGCCTTTGACCCAAGCGATGCCGACCTAGCCAATATCATCGGCGTGATCCCGGTCTATGCGTCGGACTATTTCGACTTCAATGACAACAGCGTCGCGTGTGTGCGCTCCGTCGGGATGCCATTCGTGGTGGATAGCGGCACGTCGCTATACGGCCAGATGGTGATTCGTGACGGCGACACCTATGCCGCTACGGACGATCTCACTGTCAAGCTGCTCATTTTGCAGGACTAGCCTATGGCGATCACTAACGGCTACGCAACGCTAGCCGACGTCAAAGAGCGCTTGCAGGACACCTACACCTACACCGCGACGACGCTCAGT